CTCATCCCTAACAGTAAAAGATGGAATACTCCATATAATTCTATTATTAGGTTGAGCCGCATAATTGCCGTTATCTAACGCCATTACGTGTGCGCACTTATGTTCGTGTGGTATTTCGGAATGATCCGTGTCTACTATATTACTTTCTGGATGCGCCCAGTCAACTGTGAAGAGATAGGCACCTGGATACCATTTTTTATCTTTACCAATGTATTTTCCTGCTTGTCCGTCTAAGATATCAAAAGAAGTAACAGCAGGATAGTAACTGAAGCAATTCCATAACTCCAGCTCATCCAGTCGCATCCTAGGAACTTCTTTCGCGTCATAAGCTCTTTGAATGAAAGCGGATATAGGTAGCCGATAGAATACAGCACCGTTTTCCATAATTGTATGAAAGAGTATAGGGCGCCCTGTAATCGATGCCAGGCCAAATATAATGCAGTCTTCCACTTCTCCATGATGTTCTTTGAGATCATAGAGATATTCTCTCCTGATCTGTGAATAGAGCACAGGAATGTTCGCATTGAGATAGGCCATGCATAAATTATTTTATTAAAGCGATTATTGCAATAACGACTATAACTATAATAATAGATTTTTGCTTATTAGCTTTAGCCCATGTTATTACTTTTTTTATATGGTTCATGGTTTCCTCCGTTGTTATTTAATTATACCCCAGTTGGGACCGGATTCATAGTCTACTTTATTGGGAACTTCAAGTGAAACTGCATTCTCCATTATCTCTTTTATCATTGTTACTTGTTTATCATTGATTATCGATATATCTAATTCATCATGTACTTGTATGTGTGGTACAATACCCTCTTTATGTAATTCAATCATTGCTTTTTTTGTCATATCAGCAGCTGATCCTTGAATTAATTTATTTAATGCTTTGTAAGTATATGCACGTTTGATCCCTGGTCCGTGTTCCAAGGTCGCTTGTTCTTGAGGCAACGCTTTATGAATCCCGAATTGATTTGGTTCCCATAAATGGAAGCGACAAAGTCTACCCAAGAGCGTACGAATTTTTCCAGACTCTTGAGCACGTTGCATTACATTGTCCATCAATTGTTTTACAAATGGAACTTTGCGATGATATTGTCTAAACAAGTCTTCGGCTTTTTCTTTATTTACTCCTAGTTCAGCTTGTAATTTATTTTTTCCCATACCATAGAACAGGCCAAGATTAATGGTCTTGGCCTGTAGTCTAGGTATCTCTGCCATATCTGCCACGATGTCATGGAAGTCAGCATTCCCTTCACGATACGCTTCCACTACTTCATCCACTCCATAGAGATTCTGTAAAGCTGCATAATGTACTACTAGTCTTGGTTCTTGTTGATTGTAATCAAATACGCCCCATCTATGACCTTCCTCGGGTATAAATAAGGACCTGATCCGTGGTCCAAGATCCTTGTTGCGTGCAGGAATTTGCTGGAGGTTAGGATTCTGGTAAGAAAATCTTCCGGTTACGGTTCCTCCACTATCTCCACGTAATTGATTAATTTCAGCATGAATTCGTCCTTTGTGTGAATGTTTTATTATGGTATCAATAAAGGTGGTATGGGCCTTATTTATTTCACGAGCCCGGGCTATATGTTTCACTAGTGGGTGGGGGTGATTCTGAAGGAAATTTTTTGTAAATGAAGGAGAATCTGTTTTTTCAGTGCGGTCAAAAGGTAGGTGAAGTTTTTGAAAAACTTGTGCGATGGAACGTGCAGCCCATATTTGAACATCTATTGATGTTTCTTTTTTTACTATTTGTAAGCATTCTTTTTCTTCTTCAACTAATTCTTTTTTTAATTGTTGAGCGGACTCTGTATCTACACGGACTCCTAAAAAACGCATGTCAACCAGACAAGGAAAAAGATCAGTCTCTAACTTAAAAATTGCTTCCAGGTCTTGATGAGTAATTTCTTTCTTAAGTTCCTGCCATAACTCATAAGTAAGTGTTGCATCTTTCTCTGCATAGGCTCCTACATACATAGCAGGCAGCAGGTACATTTCAGCTTTGGCATCCACTCCCCAATCTTTCGCTGCTTGATATAAAGCTGCTTCATCTTTACCCTGGCCAATATATCTTTTAGAACAATTATTTAAATCATAACGCATTTGATTTTCATCAACCAAAGCCGATGCAATCATTGTGTCGACTATTTTACCTCTAATATTTAAGCCTAGCGTCTTGATCCAGCAGACGTCATATATGGCGTTGTGAAATATTTTAATAGAATCCGTATTTAAAACGGATTGAAACCAATTCAAAACTTTCTTTCGATCCATATTACCACCACCCTCATGAGAAATTGGATAGTAACCAGACCAATCTTTAACAGCGACAGCTATTCCTGTAACATCTCCGTTCTTGGTAATCGAACCAGACCCCATTTTTGATAAATTAGGATCTTTGGTTTCCAGGTCAATTGCTATCTCGTCGTATTTTGATACATCAGGAAAATTATCAGGTGGTAACCATTCTGTCTCTGGTTTAAATAATGGCATCTGTATCATTTATAATCTCTCTCTATAATCATATCGATAAAATGTTTGGCCTTTTTTAAGTCTTCCTTTCCTCCTTTATATTTATGTCTACAGATATATTTAATAACACTCCCTTCGGGAAAAAGCAATTGGTTCTCAATTACAAATTTGCTTGGCTGTATCTTCATTTTCCTGTAATGTGTGCCACCGATTTGTTTATTGTATACGCTCATATTCCCTCGATGTCTGGCATCGGAAAAGATTTGTAATCCTTTTTTGGTCTAATAATATGTAAATTTTCTTTGGTGCGCGTGCACGCTACGTAAAATAATCGATTTTCATCATCTGGATTTCTGTCATAAGATTTTTGTGTATTATTAGTGAGATCAGGTAAGACAACTACGTTATCCTCTTCTCCTCCTTTTACACTGTGAATGGTGGAAAGCATAACGCGTGGATCTTTATTTAGTTCTTCTCCGTTTCGTCTCATTGAACGAATATAATTAATTCTGCTAGCACCAGCATTATCAAAACATTCATGCCACGTTGCTTTAGTTTGAAGTCCATATCCCCCAATTAATTGATCGATTTTATAAAAACCATCTTTAACTAACCCTCGAAGTTTTTCTTTTTCCCATTTTGCAGGACCCATGTATTGAGATATTTTTATTATATCCTTATAATGCAAAAATTGTCCTTGTTTTAAATGTTCCCAATTGGCAGCTGCTTCAGCTATTTCTTTTTCGTAACATTTTTTAAATTTATTCTCATAATAAATTCCTTTTTCTCTTAGTATTTCTTCTAATTCTTTTAATTGAAACCGAGTTCTAGTTAATACTAACCATTTTCCTTTTTGCATTGGTACATCTTCAAAATAATCATGCACTTGTAAACTACCTTCGTGGTCTTTAGGTTCCCATTCTTTTTTTAAACGGTTAGAAATTCTTTCTATAATTTTAATAGCATAATCATGAATTTTTCTTGGAATCCTGACTGATTTAGTCAGGTTTAGGAGTTTTCCTTTTTGTGTAATAAAGGAATCTACGTCTGCTCCAGCCCATCTAAATATTGCTTGATCATCGTCACCAGCTATAAAAGAATCCTGGGTCTTATTCCATATGGATCGCGCCATGTTCCATTGCATCAATGATAAATCTTGAGCTTCATCAATAAATACGACTTCAAATTTAGGGGAAATATCTGATTTAATAAATTTAGAAACCATGTCATTAAAGTCAACAAGATTATATTCTTTTTTGTATCTTTCTAGTTCATTAGCAATAATAATTAATTTATCATATTCAATATCTTGGTTATACTCTTTTAAATTAAATTGTTGGTCCAAAGTAATGTTTCGAAGTTTGGATAGATTAATAATTCTAAGGTAATCACTTTTAGTCGTAAACAAACCTGTTTCCTCATCATCATAATCATTATAATCGAGAGGAATATTTATCTTTTTACCCAGATCTTCATAATGTGTTTTTTGCATTACATTTTGTTTGTTTATACCAAGTCTTCTAAATGCAAGAGAGTGAAGAGTTCTAAAATAAGGTAGATCGTCTTCGGTTAAATTAAATTTCTTAATAGCTCTGTCTCTTGCTTCATTGGCAGCTTTTCGTGTAAAAGCAAAATAACCAACCTTATCAGGATCTGTCTTCTTGAGATATTCTTCTACTTTATTTAATAAAGTATGAGTTTTTCCTGTACCTGGAGGTCCTAATACAATTGTTTTCATAATACTAAAAATATCCACATTGCTGTTAATATTGTTAAAAATAGTAAATCCCTCATTTTACCCAACCATTCTCTTTACAGTATAGATAATAATCATCCTTCTCAGATCTTCTACGATGTGGTTTTCCCATATG